GAAGAAAAAGAGATTGCTAAACTAGAAGCGCAAGCTCGTGGTGAAGAAGTTGAGGGAGAAGAGGAAGAAGAACAAGTAGCTTCATCTGAACCCCAAGAAGAAGTAACTGAAGAGGACGACTCTACTCTAAGCAGAGAAGAAAAATCTTTTAAGAAAAGATACGGTGATCTTCGTCGTCACATGCAACAAAAAGAAAAAGACTGGGAAGAAAAGTTTGAAGCTCTTGAAAAACGGATGGAGGGTGGCACAGTTGTACCTCCAAAGTCTGACGAAGACATTGAAGCTTGGGCTAAAGAGTACCCAGATGTTGCAGGTATTGTAGAAACTATTGCTGCTAAAAAAGCACAGGAGATGTTTCGAAAAGCTGAATCACGTCTGTCAGAGTTGGATAAAGTCCAGTACGAAGCAGTCCGTAAAACAGCAGAAGCTAAGATTTCAGAAGCTCATCCAGACTTCGAAAAGATTCGTGACTCGGATGACTTCCATGATTGGGCAGAAGAACAACCTAAATGGGTACAGGATGCAGTCTATGAGAATGCAGATGATCCAGCTTCTGTCATAAGAGTTATCGACTTATATAAGTCTGATAAAGGTCTTACGAAAGATGCTAAGAAGGCTTCTACCAAGAAGGCAGCATCTCTAGTAAGTAAAGGTTCTAAGGCTAGCTTGGATACATCCGAGACAAACGGTCAGATCACAGAGTCTGAAGTTGCTCGTATGTCTTCAAAAGAGTTCGAAGAACGTCAAGATGAAATTACTAAAGCTATGCGCAGCGGTAAATTTATCTACGATATGTCAGGTAATGCACGTTAAGTGTTGACATTGCTTTAACTTGACGTATAACTATAGGCAGGAACAAGAGCCTCCCACAGTGGACTACCTCTCTTGCCTACAACAACCCCTTAAAACTTAAACATACAACCTAGAACTACCTGGATAAGTACAGGCCCGTTAGCTGAAGGTCGGCCAACCCGAAGCAATACGCACCCTAGAACACATTCAGCCTCTTCGTCTTGTTTAGTTTCTATGAGTTGAGGTATATGCCTTACACTCGTATATATCTCTACCTTTAAGCCAAACATTCTAGGAGAAAAGAAAATGGCATTCGCATCGGCAGCAGGTTATACCAACCTGCCAAACGGTAACTTTAGTTCCGTTATTTATTCTAAAAAAGTACAACTTGCTTTCCGCAAGGCTACAGTTGTTGGTGACGTCACTAACTCTGATTATTTTGGTGAGATCGCTAACCAAGGTGACACCGTCAAAATTATCAAAGAGCCAGAAGTAAGCGTATCTGCTTACACACGTGGCACCACTATCGCTGCACAAGACCTTGCAGATGCAGACTTCTCGTTGGTTGTAGATAAATCTAACTACTTTGCCTTCAAGATGGATGACATCGAGGAAGCCCACTCCCATGTAAACTTCATGGATCTTGCTACCAACCGTGCGGCTTACCGCTTGGCTGACCAGTACGACCAAGAAGTATTGGGTTACTTGTCTGGTTACAAGCAGTCTGCTTTGCATGCAAACGCTGACACTATCAACGATATTGTTAACGGCACTAAAGCAGATACAACAGCTGGTACAGACGAACTCTTGGCGGCAAACAAATTGTCCCGTCCAGACTTCGGAAACATCACAACTGCTGGTGTAGCTGGGGACTCTATCCCAGTTGCTGCTCGTCTTCCAGGTGCAACTGCACTGCCAACTGCTTACGTATCTCCAGCAATGCTGGTTGCACGTATGGCACGTTTGCTGGATCAAAACCAAGTTGACACACAAGGTCGTTGGTTGGTAGTAGATCCAGTATTCATGGAAGTACTTCGTGATGAGGATTCACGCCTCTTCAATGCAGACTTCGGTGAATCAGGTGGCTTGCGCAATGGTCTGGTCTTGAACAACTTCCACGGCTTCCGTGTATATACTTCAAGCAACCTTCCTTCCATTGGCACAGGTGCTGCAACAACAGGTACAGCTGCTCAGTCCGCTAACTTCGGTGCTATCGTAGCTGGTCATGATTCTGCTGTAGCAACTGCTGAGCAAATCAACAAGACAGAAACATACCGTGACCCAGACAGCTTTGCTGACATCGTTCGTGGTATGCACCTTTACGGTCGCAAAATCTTGCGTCCAGAAGGTCTTGTCACAGCTAAGTACAACTTGGCCTAAGTCAAATGTTGGGGCTGCTTCGGTGGCCCCAATATCTTTATTAGTGGATACGGAAGCTGATGACTACAACATATATCGTACTTGTAAATGAACTACTCCGTAGATTAAACGAAGTTGCTATTAACGTAGCTGACTTTGATTCTGTACGAAATGTACAATCCGTTGCTAAAGATGCAATTAACTCTTCTGTAAGAGAGATCCTACAAGAGGCACAAGAGTGGCCTTTTACACTTATCACTTATACACAAGAGCTAACTGCAGGTGTAAAAACCTACGACTTTCCAGATGACTTTTCTACTGCAGACTGGGAAACTTTTTATTTAAAAGCTTCACCTACTACTCAACCTGCAGTTCTTCCTGCAATGACCTACGAAATGTATGTCCGAGGGTATAGAACTTCAGAGGATAGTGGCGGTGTTGGTGCATACAAATCTCCAACAAATGTATATAAAACACAAGAAGATAAGTTTGGTGTTACTCCTATCCCAGATCAAAACTACTCTGTAGAGTATAGATATTGGAAGTACCCACAAGACTTAACTCTTGCAGATGACGTGTGTGTTATACCAAGTAGATACAAGCATGTAGTTATTGACGGTGCTATGATGTATATGATGCGGTTCCGTTCAAATGAACAATCTGCAGCAATCCACCAACAAAAGTTTGAAGAGGGTATTAAGACTATGAGAAGACTTGTAGTTGGTAATCCAACTCAGGTATACTCAACAGTGCTTGGTCAAAGCCAAGGAACCAGTACAGTAAAGCAAAGTTCCTTTTAAATGGATAATCTAAGAACAAACCTTACGGTATGTGCTGGCGGTCTTATTACTAACGTAGACCCGCTTACCCAAGCCTCTCAGCTAAGTGGAAGTGCTATCCGTATGATTAACTACGAGCCTGCCCTTTCGGGTGGGTATCGTCGTATCAGTGGGTTCCAGAACGACTACGGCACTGTTCCAGGTCAAGGTCCAGTCTTAGGTGTTTATGTAGATGGTAACATTGCAGATGGTATTTTTGCTTGCAGAAAACCTATTTCTGGGTATAACTACCTACATCAGTGGAACAATAGTACCTCTAGCTGGGATACTGTAACTAGCTCTGGTTCACCTGACATGACTAACGTCAGTAGAGTTAGGTTTGTAGACTATAACTGGTCTGAAGAAATTATACTTTTTACTGATGGTGTCAATCCAGCGGCTACATATAACGGTACTACATACACTCAGATTACTCACGCTAATGCTCCTAACGACCCTAAGTATGCTGAAGAGTATGCTTCCCATATATTTTTAACTGGTGGTTCTTCAGAGCCTTTTAATTTATACTTTAGTGCACCACTAAATGCTACAGACTTTTCACCTGCTAACGGTGCAGGAGTAATTAATGTAGGTTTTAAAGTTACTGCAATTAAAAAGTTTCGTAACGAACTGTATATCTTTGGTGCCAATAATATTAAAAAATTAGTTGGGACTAATATTGCAGACTTTGTTTTACAAAGTGTTACATCTAACTTGGGTTGTGTTTCTCCAGACTCTGTAGTAGAATTTGGTGGTGACCTACTGTTCCTGGGACCAGACGGTATTCGTCCTATTTCTGGTACTGATAGAATTGGTGACGTTGAACTTGCCCCAGTATCAAAAGAAATTCAAGACATCTTCGACAACTACTACCTATCGGAAACTATCACTGATATTAGTATTGTCGTAATCCGTAAAAAGTCCCAGTTTAGATTCTTTTTTAAGAACGATAGTTCGTTATCTTTGATCGGTGCTATACGTAAGAGTCAGAATAAACAAAGTATTTTTGAGTATAGTCAACTTATTGGCATTGAAGCTAACTGCACAGCAAGTGGTTACATTGGTCAATACGAACACGTAATTCATGGTGACAGTGCAGGAAGAGTCCACAGGCAAGAACGTGGTCAGTCTTTTGCAGGGGAAGATATATTTAGTCTTTACCAAACCCCTTACTACTATATGGAAGACCCAGAGATACGTAAAAATATTTATAGTGTAAATACTTACTTGAGGTCTGAAGGTACAACTGAAGTCTTTGTTGGTGTATCCTACGACTACGATGACGTTAATACAACTAACCCAGCTTCTTATGATTTTTCTACTGAAGGTGCAGCTGCTCTATTTGGAACTGCAATCTATGATGCTGGTGACATTTACGATGGTAACCCCTCACCTAAAAAACTAACTAACGTGTCTGGCTCAGGTAACTCTGTTTCAATTAGTTACGTTACTAACAACCAGAGTGCAAGTCATACTATTCAAGCTATTACCATTACATATGGTACAGCAGACAGGAGATAAACCGTGGCAGGTTACACAAGACAATCTACAGCAGACATCATCCCTACAGCAACGGTACGTGCTGCTCCTATTAACGCAGAGTATAACGCTCTACGTGATGCCTTTGCTGCATCTGGTGGTCACAAGCATGACGGTACAACAGGTGAAGGTGAATACGTACCCCTGATTGCTGACCTAGATGCTAAGAATAAAGTACAGGTAAACACAGGTGCAAACACTGTAGACTTCTACGTTGAAGTAGCTGGTGTACCTGTAGAACAGATTAGTGTACGTGACGGTGTTATCCGTCCTATTACAGACAATGACATTGACCTTGGTGCTACAGGTGCTGAGTTTAA